GATGAACAACCGTGCGGGTCGGCCAGCAGACGCTGCCACCCTTGCTAAGAACCCCGCCGCGTACCGAGAAGCTCGCAAGAATGGTACGTTGAGCATTTGATTGGAGAATCAAGACATGAATCACCTTATTGCAACCCCTTGGAAGTCCGTTTTCGCCAACGATCTTGACGCTTTCGTGCCGGAAGTTTGGGCCCAAGAGTCGCTCATGATCCTCGAGAACAACATGGTCGCTGGCAACCTCGTCCATCGCGACTTCGTCAACGAGATCCGCGCCTTCGGCGACGTTGTGAACACCCGCAAGCCCGGGTCCTTCACCGCGAAGCGTAAGGGCGTCAGTGATGATGTCACTATCCAGGACGCGTCGGCCACCAACGTGGCAGTGCCCCTGAATCAGCAGCTGCACACCAGCTTCCTGATCCGTGATGGCGAGAGCAGCAAGGGCTTCAAGAACCTTGTCGCTGAGTATCTGTACCCTGGAGTTCTTTCGATTGCCCAGGCAATTGATGAGATCGTCATGGCCCAGACTTACCGCTTCCGCGCCAACAACGTTGGTCAGCTTGGCGTCGATCCGACCAAGTCCACTGTCGTTGCCGCTCGGACGCTTGCCAACACGAACAAGATCCCGACGGCCGGCCGGAACATGATCGTCACGCCTAACGCTGAGGGTGCGCTCCTGAACATCAGCGAGTTCATCAATGCCGAGAAGATCGGTGATGACGGCACGGCGCTGCGCGAAGGCTCGATTGGCCGCAAGTTCGGGTTCGACTTCTACATGGACCAGAACACGCCCCAGATCGACGGGACATCAGTTGATTCCGTGACCACTGCGCTCACCGCCGATGAACCTGCTGGCGAGACCGTGCTTGCTGTCACCGCGTTCGCCTCCGGCGATTACGCTGTTGGTCAGTTCCTCGTCGTCACTGGCGACGGCACTGTCCAGAAGATCACCGCCGCCGACGACGTTGCCGAGACGATCACCGTCACGCCCGGCCTCAAGACTGGGGTGTCGACCGGTGCGGTTGTGACTGTCTACGGTGCTGGTGCTATCAACGAGGCTGCAGGCTACTCTGCTGCTTACCTTGATGACATGACCGTTGACGGCTTCACTCTTGCTCCTCAGAGTGGTCAGCTGTTCAGCATTGGTGCGAACGAGTACGGCGCTATTGGTACTCCCACCACCACTGCCCTTGCTGCGGATATCCCGCTTACGGCTTCGGTCGCAGATGATGCCGCTGTCAACCTCGGCCCCGCGGGTAGCTACTGCTTCGGCTTCCACCGCAATGCTCTTGCGCTGGTTGTTCGTCCTCTTGCTACGCCCGAGCCTGGGACTGGTGCGCTGTCCTACGTCGCGGAATACAATGGCCTCGCCATCCGCGTCACGATCACCTACAACGGTGTCAAGCAGGGTCACCTTGTGACTGTTGACCTCCTTTGTGGTGTCGCCGCGCTCGACACGGGCCTCGGCTTCGTGATGTACGCCTAATCAAACGCGCCCCCTGCTTCGGCAGGGGGCAGCCTTTAAGGAGGAACTATGACTCCTGACGAAATTAAGGAAGCGGTAAAGGAGGCGGTCAAAGAAGCAACGGCCACGCACCCATGCCGGTTCCAAATAATTTCGGATACAGACGCTATCGAGTTGCAGCACGGTGTCAAGGCTTGTTCTGACTTGGGCGAAGGTAACATTGCGAGAGGCGTGAAGATCATGCAAGCTAACCATGAATGGATTTATCTGGCAAGACGTAAGGCCGATAAAGCCTTCTCGGTTATCTTCGTAATCCTTTTGACTGCGTTGGTAAGTGGCGTAGTTGGCGCACTTTGGCTTGGCGTTAAGTCAATGATCGGAGGTGATGAATGAGAAATAACCTCCGGCAAGCTAAAGTAGTTATCTATCGTCTAAAGCGTAACTACGGCGAGCCCGTACATATATTGTATAATCAATCCCTTAGTCACGATGTTAGGACGGGTGAAGTGGACCGGCAAGAGGAAGTAATCAATGTCAAGCGAGCAATTGTCATGACACCTAAGGTGGCGCGGCAGTTCTCATATGACTTATCCTTTATTGCCGCAAATAAAAACTTTACCTACGGGGGATTCTATGACGCCTCAGACCGCGTACTACTGCTTGATGCTAAAGACTTGCCGAAGGACTATTTCCCGGACATTAACCACCGCTGTGTATACGATCACCAAAGGTATGAGTTCTCACAGCTGCTACCAGTCACTGGTAATTATGCTTACATGATACATCTTAAGCATGTCGAAGGCTCTAGGCCCGAGGATATTATTGAGCAGCGCACCGGACACCGTACCACGATAACACAGGAGGAAGATAATGCCATTAACTCCTGATCTTGTTATTGCTGGTTCGGTCGCTACAATAAGCTCTGGTGAACCCGCTTATACTAATGTTCTTGTCTATACCGTTCAGGGCTATAATAACTGGTTTACGTTGGGATCAAGAGTTGGCAATGGCACAATTGATTTCTCCAACATAAATCTGCCCAATGGCAACTACACGGCTAGAGTCATGAGCATCAGCTCACCCGGGACAGTGAGTGACAGTGTTGATTTCACTATCGCTAACCCCGTTGTCCCTACGCTTTACCCGGACCCTAACTGGGACCGTTGGATATTTGCGTCTGTTTCCGACCACTTCGTTAATCGCACTAGCTACCCTGTCTATATTGAGGGGCAGCACAGAGAGACTAATGAACTGGAATCATTTATTGAACTGCGCATTGATGGCCCTTACTACACAGAGTACAGTAAAGGCTATTGGCGCGTATATGTTGAGATAAATGTTATGTGCCAGCACATAAAGAACAACACAGAGTGGCACGCTATACGTCGGCTTGCTGGCCACGTTGCAACGATATTTGAACCCTGTATCCGCGTCTACAAATATGGCAATGGTCCCTCGGATGATCAGACTTTACTTGATAGTCTAATCAGAATGGACAGTAAACGCGAAAGGATACAGACTAGCCACTTTGGACAGATTGAGCCTCGTACAGAAGTGGAACAAGCAACAGTTGAGGCTCACTACGAAATGATGCTGTCAGTTTAAGGAGCCCGTAATGGCACAGATCGATCTGAAAAATGCAGTAGTTAAGCTTCTCGACGGGACCGGTACTCCCGTTGAGCTTGAAATCAAGTTGGGCGAAGGCAACCTGACTTGGACGGAAGCCCGCAACGTTGAGTATACGTTGAACCGTGGGGCTCTTGACGAGGTTCGCCTCGGTGACGAGATTCCTATGGCAGTAAGTCTCGATGCCACTTGGGAGTATATCACTGGTGGGGACGCTACGGCCGCTGTTGGTACGCCGGTTGACTTTATGAAGAAGATCGGAGCGTACTCTGGTAATGTCTCGACGGATGCCGACAGTTGTCGTCCGTACGCCATCGACATTGAAGTCGAGTATACTCCGGCCTGTTCCGGTGTCGCGACGCCCAACGAACGTATTATTCTTGCCGACTTCCGGTGGGAATCCATCGACTACGATATGGTCGCTGGAACACTTTCATTCAGTGGTAACTGTAATGTGACAGAGGCCACTGTTACACGTTATGCATAGGAGTAAGTTATGAAGATTGCTGGTCAGACCATTGAAGGTCCAAAACCCGAAGTAGTTGTTATTCCGCGAGGCGGACAGGATTATGTGTTTAAGGCCAAGGCAGTGCTTAATTTCGACGAGTTCGAAAAAGTCTGCCCGACGCCAACTCCACCCGAAGTTATTCGCCCAGGCGTTGGTAAGTCGCAAGACACCAATAGCCCCAAGTATCAAGAGGCTTTGCAGGCTTGGTCTGAGCGGCGAGTAGCTTGGATGTTTCTGGAATCACTTTCGGCCACCGATGGCCTTGAGTGGGAGAGCGTCGACATGATGAAGCCAGAGACTTGGAAGAATTTCGAGGAAGAGTTGAACGTCAACTTTACACCCGGAGAAGTATCCAAGATCACTGAGGCAGTCATGACGGCCTGTGGCCTTAATCAAGAGAAGATTGACGAGGCAACGAAACGTTTTTTAGCTATTCAGGCGCAGGTGTAAAGCGCCGAAAGCTTCCATCCTATCGCACAGAAGAATACACTGTCTGGAGGGTGTGTGAGAGATTTCAAATACACCCTCCAGATTTTGACAATTATGATGTCTGGCTCCAAGCCAAGTATATAGCTTACGAACTTATAAGACAGTACGAAGAGCAAGAAGTTCAAGCAGCAATGGCGGGAGCTAAATTATGCTAAGGAACAATTTCAAAAGGATACCGTTGAAGCTACAGACGGCGGCCTTTGAGAGAGACTTACAGGATCGCGCAAAATTGATTCTTGAAACAGCAGTAACAAGTTTTTTGCAGGCGGCGTATAAAGAGGTCCCAGTGTCAACAGGTATGGCACGAGCCTCTATACGTCCGCTTGCGAATTACTTAAAAGTAAATATCCCAATTAGCCCTAAAAGCAAGAGCCGCATAGGCAAGGGTGAAGCCAAGGGATCATTTGATTTTGAACTCGGGCCCACTCGCTTTATTTGCACCTTCCGTTCAGATGTTTACCACTACTGGCTAAACGACCGCTTCGAGATGAACTACCAGAACGGGCAGCGCCCCACTCCTTGGGGCAGTATGGGCGTAGGTATTCAGGCTTTCATTAGTAAATTAGAAGACCAAAAGGGTGACTTATTGCCACTCTTAATCAAATACTTGAAGTAAGGAGCCCACATGAGTGCTGGTTCAGAAGGAAGCCTAATCCAGCGGATGGGCTTCGAAGTTGTAGGACTGAAGGAAATACAGCAGATTGCTAAGGCGCTGAATACAATTGACGAGGCGCAAAATAAGCTACTTAAAAGTACAACTAAATATAATCAAACAACAGAGGGACTCACCAAGACAGTTAAGACAGAAATAGGCGCATTCAAGACTTTAACCAGCGTGTACAAAGAAGTCAACGGTGAGCTTAAATTAGCCTCGAGAACTGTCACTGAGAACGCAGCTGCGCGGGAGCGTGCTGCAAAGCAAGCAGCTCGTGCCGCCGAGCGAGAAGCAGCGGTACGTGAACGTGCCCAAAAGGCCGCGCAGAAAGCAGCAGATGTTCAAGCTGGCATCGAGCGCTCGCGGCTTAGGCTTGGTAAGTTCACTGAGGCTCTGCGTACAGG